CGTTGCCCCCGGTGGGCCGGCTGGCCCCGGCGGCCCCTCCGGCCCCGGCGGGCCGGCTGGCCCCGGCACCGAGATCGGGTCAGGTTGGTCGATCCACGGGGTCCAGCTCGTGCCGTCCCACTGCCACTGCCCGTAAACCTGGCCAAGCGTCGGGTTGTCGGGAAAATCCAATGCCATCTGCTAGCGCCAGTAGACCCAGGCGCCGTCGACATAGCGGAACTGCAACCCGGCACCGGGGCCATAGGCATTGGTCGGCTCGGGAAGCGTCACCACCCCCTCGGCGGATTGCACCGTCAGGGCGGTAACAGGACTGGCAAATGATATCTCGACCAGGGCATCGGCGGCCGGATATGGCGGCAGGCGAATACCGAGCGCCGCTCTTGGCCCACCGATGACATAGATCCCCGCCTCCCCCGACAGCATCACGACGGTGGTGCCGCTGGCCGGGTTGACGGTGCGCAGCCCCGTCGTTGGGGTTGTAATATCGCCGCCGGTAGTACCGCTACTGCTGCCGCCCACCCCGGTGGTAATGCCGCTCACCCGGATCTGTAGCGGCCCGGCCCAGCGCAGTTTGCGATCGGCCGCTTCGAGCCCGGCAAAAGCCGCCTCGCGCCGCGCCAGCCAGCCCTGCGCCCGCTGATCCTCGCCGATATAAACTTCGGCCTCGACCAGCGCGCCAAACAGATAAGCGTCTGGCGCGGTATCAAGCAGCCAATTAGTCTGGATAGCATCGGACAACGGCGGCACACCGGATTGAAAAACCAGGTCGACCAGGGTGGCGCCGTTGGGCGCCGGGGCCAAAAACAGGGTGCGACCGACAATCGTGTAATAGCCGGGAATACCGGACCCGCTGGAAAGCTGTTCCGGCGGGACAAACAATAGAGACGCACCGCCAATCGACACCGTCCGGATCTGCATGCAGTTTGTCGGCAGGATCACCCAGCCGGAGCTGGCGTCGAGAGCGGCGATATTCTCCGCCCCGGCCGATTTCAGTCGCCGGTTAGCCTCGGCCTCGAACAGCCGGATCATGTCGGGCACCGCCGGCTGCACCAGCGGATCGGCCGGTCGCGCCAGCCACGACAAGATACTGGCCTGGAGTGCAGAATAACTATCGAGAGCCATCGATTTACAGCCGCCGCGTGCTCGTGCGCAGATAGCGCCAATCAGGGTCGTTCAGCAGACGGCGCACGGCCGGCCAGTGCTCCCGCCGGTACACGTCGACGCCGTAGCGCTGCAGCCAGAGCAAGGCCACATCGACCGGGATGCGGGCTTCCAGGCGCATAGTCTTGTCCCGGGTGACCCAACCGTCGCTGTGCAAATGCTGCGACTTGTTGGTATCGATCACCGGCTGCACATCACAACTGCGCTTGACGATCGCCATGTCGTCGTTTTCGTCGTAGTCGAAGGTCTCGACCGCGCCCGAGTAAGGATCGACATCGAGGATAATAGGTTTCATGCGTTATCTCTAAATAAAACGGGCGGCCCGAAAGACCGCCCATGAGGGGGTATACTGCGACTTTACGGTGACGTGAGATCGTAGATCGCGCCGCTCGACTTCTCATTCTTAGCCGTCAAGGTGTACTCGGCGAGGATCATCCGCTTTTCGGCGTCGCCGGTCTTGGCGAGCGGCACTTGCGTAAACGGCCGCAAGTAATCCACCGACCAGTATGACCAGTTCAGGATCAGCGCGTCTCTGGTGCGCATAAAGCGGTTGGCGATGACATTCACCGTGTGGAAGTCGCCGACATACACGTCAACCGTGTTAACCAGCTTCTTCTCCATCACGTCGACTTGCTTTGTCGCGTTGCCGGTGAAAGCCGAGAATGCCTGCTTGTTGCCGGGGCCGAGCATGATGACGTCAACATCTTCAGAGGAGTTGGTGAAGATCGACTTCAGCACCGTTTGGAACATCGCCTCGGTTATCGCCCGAGGCGTCCCATCGACCCGGGCGTCGGTGCCGTCCCCCGTTGGATTAGTGCCAACGTGACTGACGTTGGTGATGATCCACGACAGCACGCTAGCGAGCTTGGGCGCGGTGGCCGCGGCGCCTGTCACTTTCGCCTGGTTGGAAAGCAGGATGCTCTCCATGTCGATCTTCAATTCTCGGCCGCGTTTCTGCATCTGGTAGGCCAGCTCGGTGCGTCGACCCGCCTTGCTGACCGCGTCGAGCGTGCCCGAGATGATCACCTCTTTGCGGCTGATCTGGGTGCGGTTGCCCAGGCGAGAGGTGACGCTCGCGGCACTGAAGGTAGCAACGTCATCGCCCTGGAACTGGGCGTTTGCGGTATTGGCCGCTGCCAGGGAGTCGACTTGCCACTCGTGCAAGACCGCGTCGGCAGTGCCGCGCCCGGCATTGGTCATAAACGGCGTGGTGGAAGGGCTGACCAAGTAGATGATGTCCGACAAGTCTTCTCTGAGACCTTGCATGCCAGGCGAGCCGGAAAAGGTGGTCGCCGTACCAGTAATAATAGCCATGATGAGGGCTCCATCTGAGGGATGCCGGCGTCGTCCGACGCTGGCGAGTGCCGCTGCCCAGGCGGCGTTTTACTAAGGCGTTGCTAGAGCAGGTCCATCAGGAGAGACACCGCGTCCTTTTCGGACCCGGTTCGCCGGAGTGTCGCCATCTTCTGCTGCCGCCGCTGGGCCGCAGCACTGTCGCTCCGCTGCCGTGGGGCACCGGGTGGCTGTACTGGGGCTGCGGGTGGTGGCGTGCGCTTGGTTTCGGCCGCGCGGCGGGCTTCGGCAGCCCGATCGGCCAACATGGCTTTGTGCGCCACAAGAATGACCCGGTGGTCGATCACCTGGCCGATCTCCTGTTCGCTAAAGCCGTGTTTCTGCAACCATTGCCGCATGTCGCCGGCGAGCCGCGGGCCTTTTTCGGCGTGCCCAAACTCGGGCATCGCCTCAATCAACCGAGCCTGCTCAGCCTGCCGCACCTCGTGCCAGTGTTGGAGTTGCTGCTGCTGGGCCTGCTGCGTGACACGCTGGATCTCGGCCTGAATACCGGCCACCCGGCCGCGCAGCGCATCGCGCTCCGCAGACAGGCGGACATATTCGGCCGGCTGCTCTGTCGCTAATTGTTGCCAATTTATATCGGCAAATTTCTGCGCCTCGGGGGCTGCGACAAAGAGCAGTTGTTGCAGATTTTGCGCGTAGCTTTGACGCTCCTGCTGTATTTCGCCGATCGTCGCCTGGATTGCCCGGCGATGCTCGGCGATCTCCTCGGTCTTCTGATGAAAAGCCTTGTCTCGCTCGCTCTCCCGCCGGGCAATGACTGCCTGGGCTTCGGGTGGGAGCTGCTGGAACACTGCCTTGTCGTCAAGAGACCAACTCGTGGGCGGCTCAACCCTCTGATGATCGGTCTCGGCGTCCTCATCGCCGCTGACCGGTTCGGTGGTTTGGTCGTCCTCATCATCGCTGGGGGCCGGCTCTTCCTCCGGTCCAGCATCCGGAGCCTGTTCGGGCTCGGACTCGGGGGCCGCGGGCGGGGCCGGCGGCGGTGTCTGTTGCGCGCGGCGCGGGCGCGGATCGAGCAAGCCCTCGATCGCTGCCGCTGCCTGGCTTTCGGATAGCTCGGTGGGCGCGTCTGCGCCATTGCTCAGCGGCACGCCGCCTGCATCACTCATCTGTCCATCTCAAGGGCTGGCCGGCGTCATCCGACGCTGGCGGGTTTACGGTTTGGCTGGCTTTAGATCTGGAGCCAGCGGCATCCCTTCGCGAGGTAGCTTTGGGCCCCGGCTATCGGTAGGCCTGCGCGGTCGCTTGGTGGCGGCGAGCGCGTACTGCGCGCGCTCCAGGGTCCGCTGTTGCACCAGGCCGCTCTCGACCTCGCGCACCAGATCCGCAAGCGCGGTTCGGATCAGTTCCTTGTTCGACAGGCCGCTGGTGTTGCCGAGGACGGCATCGAGTTCAGGCAGCATCCTGGCTTCGTACCCGCTCGCGCGCCTCGATGGCGCGGGCGTCTCCCAGCATCAACCTGAGTTCGTCGCGGAACAGCTCGCTAGCCCAATAGAGCCGGTACGCCGCCTCGCGGGCCTCACCCTCGCCGGGCGCGGTGTTGCGCCAGCTTTCGATCAATTTCTGCTGCACCCGGTCGAGCGCGGCGTGCAAGACCGGGTCGTCGAGCAACCGGCGGGCATTCTCGCCGAGCTGCATCTTGTCCTCGGGCGCCGGTTGGGTCGATCGCCAGCGCTGCGGCGGCACGTCCCAGTACTCGCCGAGGGCCTTGGCGAAGGCGCGGAATTTCATGGCGTGTCGGATTGCCCGGCGCCAAGCAAACCGGCGGCAGCCAGTGGCGGCGGCGCAAACAGTACATTGCCTTGCCGATCAATCAACCGGCCCTCCGGGGTCCAATGCGGCGCATCCGGGGTCGCCCACTGGCTGTCAGCCGAGAACGTCTGATGTAGAGGGGTCTTCCAATAATCGGGGTAATGTAATCGCCGGTCATGCGGGTCGATCGCAGAAACCGCGCGCGGGTCTTGATTTTGCAATCCCAGCCAGAACCCCCGCATGTCGTAGTCAGTAACCCCGGCCTCGGGATTGAATGGAACCTTATTCTGACCGATCCAGCCCCGGAACGCCTGCTCGGCCTCGGGCGTCAAAGGCGTGTTGTAGACATGCTCGCCGGGTTTGATATAGGCAGCGTTGACCCCCTCCATCGTAGCGAAAGGATCGCCACCGATCCGCGCCAACAACGCATCCAATACGTCCATCAAGCGTTGCCGCCACCATTAGCCTCCGGCGGCCGGATGCCCTGCCCGGCGGCATAGGCCCCGGCGGCATATTTAAGGCGCACCTCCTGCAGCCGCACCTCGTTCTGCGCCTCCATCTGCGCCCGCGCGATCAAGATGTCATTGGCACTTTTCTGCCGCTCCAGTTCCATCTCGTGGGCTAGGCGGCGCTCCTCCAGCATCAATTCGTGCTGCAGTTTCTGCTGCGCCAGCCCCGCCTCCGCTTGGGCCTGCTGCTGCTGTAATTGGGCCTCCAATTGGGCCTTCTGTTGGCTCTGCTGAGCCTCGGCCTGGGCTTTGAGCTGAAGGGCTTGGATGGCGGCCTGCGCCTTGATCATCACCGGGTCAGGCTTTTGTGGGCCTCCCGGCGGCGGCGAACCCGGTGGCGGCGGCATGCTCGGGTCGCTGAAGAAGCTGGTCTTGAACCCCGCGTTCGTCGTCAGCTCGTGCAATGCCGCATAAACATCCTTGGCGTAGACCAAGGGCCCGGTAACGCCGCCCTGCTGCTGCACGATCGTCCCCTGGATCTGGATGACCTGCATCAGGTGGGCGAGCACCTGATCTCGGTTGCCGGTGCCGAGCCCGACACTGACCGTCACCGGCATCTCGTCACGCCACTCGCGCGGGTCGACCGTCAGATAGCCGCCGGTGACCCGGATGATCCGCTCCTGCTGCTGGTTTTTGCGCACCAACTCCATGACGCCGCGCATCAATTTTTCGACGCCGTGCGCGAAGATCCGGGCAAACAATTCGATACGCTGACCGGCGGCCTGTTGCAGCATCGCGATCGAACTAGCCGCCGTATTGTTCAGCGCGTCGGCGGTTATCATGCTGCCCTCGCGCGCCACGCCGGTGCGCAGTTCGGCCGTCGTGTCGAGGTACTGCACCAGCGGAAACGTCTTGTCCGCGGTGTAGGGAATCGCCATCGGCGAGATACCGCCGAGCCGCTTTGTCCTGACGATGCCGCCGGGGCGCAGGGTTAAGAGATCGTCGTAAGTGTTTTCGTTGACGCTGTCGTCGCCGACTTCGACGCGCGGCCAGTTGGAGAGGTACGCATTATCGAGCATCTGCCGCATGATGACCGATTTGACGTACTGCAGATCCATCACCAGATCCGCCAGGCTCATCCCGACCAGCCGGTGGCTCATCGGGATCGGCGTGACGCTGACAAACGGCGCCTCGTCAACGCAGTCGATACAAGGCTCGCCGTCGCGGGTCAGGATGACCCGACCGTTGCCGGCCGTCATCACCTTGTAGAGTTCGGTCGTCTTGCCGTCCTTGCCGTCGCGGCTAAGCTGGACGTAATTCTCTTCGATCCAGAGATGCTCGCCGGCGTCGATGCGCTCGTATTGCGGCGTATCGTCGTCGAGCCGATGGCGCTCTACCCGCTCCTGGTTCCAATCCAGGCTCTCGTTGGCCGGGATATCCTCCAGACAGTCCTCGTCGTAGCCCTGCTGGATCAGATCGCTGCGGGTCCAGCGGCGGCGGTGGCACAGGTAGGGGATTTCGTCGCGCTTTGCCCGCCGGCTGAACAGGATCTCTTCCGGCGGCACGTTTTCGATAACCACCCGACCGTGTTCGCGGGTAATCCTGAGGGTGGCGTCGATCAGTTCGATCTGGGGAGGCGGTAATGGTGGAGGCAATGCCGGCGGCGCAATGCCTGGAGACAGCACGGCGAGCCCTGGGGGCGGCGGCGGCGGCCCTGGCATGGGTCCCGATGGCGGAACCGGACCGCCCGGTGCCGTACCAACCGCATCTGCGGGAAGCCCTGGTGGCAACGGCACGGGCATTGGACGCGGTGGTGGCGGCACAAAAGGCCGGTCCATGTTGAACTCGTCGGCGTCCTGGGTGTAACGCCGGATTTTCACCACCTCGACATCCGCGTCCTGGCCCAACAACGCGTCGTATTGCTCCTGCGTCAGCCCGGTATAGGTCTTGCTTTCGACGGTTTTCTGGGTATTCCACCAATATTTGACCCAACCGAGCTTTTCGAGGAGCGCATCGAACAGCCAGTCGTGCAGGATCATAAACCCGGGGTTGTCGCGGTAGAAAATGTGATTGAGGTAATCCGTCGCCTGGGCGGCGCGCGCCTCCATCCCCGGCCGCGGCGCCTCGACGATGCAAATCTGATCCGAGGCGGTAAAAATCCGCAGCAAGGCCGGCAAGGCCCACTCGACGGCCTCCAGAACCGTTTTAAAAACAAGCTGGCTGCGGCCCTCGACCTCGTTGCCTAAGGGCTCTCCGGCGAAGTATTTCTGCGCCTGCAATCGCTCCTGCGCTAGGCTCCCGCCATCCTG